ATCGCCGAACAGTTCAGTCAGCAGCCTGTCGTGATGCCAGCACTCGTTCGGCGACTCGACGCTTCGCAGAACCTCGATGTCGTGCCAGAGTTCACGCGCCTCCTCCTTGCTCAGCTCGTCCAGTTCCCAGTCGTGTCGGCCGGTCTGCTGCCGGCGGCGCTGGACGATGCACTTTTTCGCGAAGGCGTGAAGGGCATTTCCGCTGAACCGCGTGCTACTGATACCGCGATCGAGGCAGTTCAGGACGTAGTGCCAATCACAGTCGGCGACAAACTCCGCAACCGTTCGCGGGCCCATGCCACCCCAGTAAGCGTTCCAGCTGTTGTCCCAGCAATTGACCGTGATCTTGCCCTGGGCTGTCTGATAGCTCGGGTCGGATTCAGTAGGGCAGTCGCGCCGCCCGAAGTCCTCGAGGAATACGGTAATCGGGTCAAGCCGCGGTGCACCGGTGATCACCAGCTTGGTCACAGTCGAGCGCTCAACCTTCAGTGGCTCAGCAGGTTTGTTTTCAGTGGGCATGTGGGAGTCCTATTTTGGTGTCTGCTACGAATGTTGAGTGCAAGTGCGGAATCGAATTTTTTGAAAAAAAGGGGAGGCGGAACAGTTATGAGCTGCTTTATCTGCGGAGCCGAGGCTCAGCCGAACGTGAGGCCAGACAGTGAGGAGTATCAGTGCCCAGAGTGCGGCCATTACAGGATCTCTAAGGAGGTGATAGAGGTGTTCAGGCTGCACCGATGGAAATTCGATATCTACCTGGTTCGGCGCTGGATTGCTGATCAGCAGGGAAGTGGCGCAATTCCTTTTATCGACTCGGATCTCGCGGTAAGGCTTATGGGCTTTTAGGTCCTGGTTCTACCGGTCCAATGAACCTCCTCTATGCCGGGGCATGCCCGGGCGGTGGAGGGAGGTTATGCGGCCGCGTGAGCTGGCGCAGGATGCCAATCAGCAAAACCGACTTTCGGAGCGCCGGTCTTGGAATTGATGATCGGCTTGTTTTTCGCATCGACCAGCACCGCCTTGGTCCTGATCTTCAGGTCGCGACAAACGATGCTCGCCCTCGCCATTTCCATGAACTGCTGGGCGTACTGGGGGGCGTCGAACATCGGGGAGAGGCGCACGCTCTTTTTGCTCGCCATGATCCTGGACACTTCTGCCTCGACCGCTTCCTCCCACTCAGCGATAGTCCGCTCCAGACGCTTGCCACCATCCATCTTGTGGGTGCTGGTGGTCTCCTTGGCTTCTTCGCGAGCCCAGCTTTCACTCATTCCAAACACGGCAAAAGTAGTCATTTGATTACTCCAAGCAGTCGAGGGCTTTTTGAAGGAGAGCGAGCACTGACAGCTCTTCATGCTCGTTATGATTCATCGCGCGCCGGATCAGCTCGCAAGCCTCCTCAGCACTGTCGCGCAGGCTGTCCAACTCTTCAGATTCATCCTCGGCCTGGCTCTCCAGTCGGCGGATGTCTTCGCGAAGACCTTCAAGCTCTGCGCCCGGATCGATGCATTGCGCGGTAAGGCGCCTGGTCAGCTCGGCAGCGGCGGACGGTTCGAGCGCAGCGTAGTGCAGACACTCTTCGTCGCTCAGGGCATTTGCGGGGATGCTCATGGCAGTTCTCCAGGCATACGCCTGCCTCGCCGGCTGGCGTGATTGGTAGAAGTGGGGTATTTGTGTTCGGCCCGGCATGGAGCCGGATTGAGGAGATATGTTGTGAGTGATGCAGAGAGAAGTCTGATCGCGCATGCCGCGTTTAGGGAAAGCAGCGATAAGTTTGATCACCTGGTTCTGGCAATCATCGTTGCGGTCGTCGGCTTCTTGGTACAGACCATCCCCTTTGGCAAGCTAGGCCTGAATGTTGAGACCATGTATCTCTATTCGCTGAGCCTTTTTGGGTTCGCTGGAATGTCTGCTTTCAAGCGAGCTGAATGGTCGATTCAGGTGTATGCAAAGAATCACGCGATGCTCGAGGCGATGGAAAAAGGAAACCAGGCAGGCTTTCTCGGAAATCGCATAGCTCTAGACAAGTGTCAAAGCCGAACATATTTCTACTACCGAGCGAGGAATATTTTCATATTCACAGGCCTGGTTTGCTTCATCTTCACAAAAGTATTTGAGACGTATGTTCGGTAAAAGATCGTTGCTTACTCGACGACTAACTTGAGCGCCTCGCGCTCGTAAGCAAGCTTCAACTTCCGCGACACGTTTTCTGGTATCACGTATTCATGTCGCGGCGGGGTGAGCAGGGGCAGGGCGCCGCCCGGGCCGAGGCTGTGCAGATGGTGGATCATCAGCGTGATCGCCTCGCCCTGTTCCTCGATTCCGCTCCAGGCCATCAGCTCAGCAAGGGCTTGGCGCGTACCGGGCAGGCAGTGCAGCCTGATCTCCTCTTCGCCGCGGCTCTTCCTTTTCGCCGCGGCTTTCTCTGAACGTTCCGCGTTGCTCTTGGCCGTGGCCTACCTCTTCAATTCCGCTGGCCGGCAAGTCCAGCCAGGTCTGTCGTCGGCGCTGGTGCGCCCGGTTGATGGTTCGTCTCACGCTGCTACCTTAATCCGATGCCAACCCCCATTCATCGTGACCATGGTGGCAATTTGGTTTGGGTTGGGGTATTACGGGTGACCGGCGCGGAACATGTTCACGCCATGGAAAATTAGACAAGAGGGAAGGACATGGGGATGTTTGACGACTTCGCTACGGACAACATTTCAATCATCAAAAGCAACGGACAGCGTTACGACGGACTCAAAGCGAGCGTTCAGAGAGACAAGATTTTCTTCGAGAACGCTTCGATTCTTGTTGAGCCTCGTGATTTGATCCAGAGGAATATGTCCAACGGTGGGATTGAAACATTTGAGGTGATAGATCCAGGCTTCGTCGAAGCGATCATGGATTTTGAGGCCCACTATCAGATGAAAGTCAGAAAAATGGGCATCCCCGAGGCGGAAAAAGCTGTTCGGAGTATCACTTACAACATAAGCGGTGCAAACGCGCGGGTTAACAATCACAGCGTGGATAATTCGGTCAACCATGTAACAATCAACCCGGAAGTTTCGAGTTTGATTGCTGACCTTCGCTCTGAGCTTTCCAAGATTGTACTGTCTGCCCAAGCGCGTGCGGAGGTAGGTGAAGTTGTTGATGAAATTGAGACGCAGCTCAACTCTCAAGCCCCGAAAAAGACGGTTATTAAGAGCTTGCTCGCAGCCCTACCTCACGTGGAAACAGTTGCCTCCATCAGCGCTTCTATTCTCGGTATGGTATCCAGCTAGTTCTGGGCGGTCTTTGCTGCTGGCGTAACAGATGGGTCTGTCTACGGCGCTAGTGCGCCCGGTGGTGGTTCGCTTCACTGGGGGCCCGGGAAGTTGATGCGGTTCTCTCGGGCGATCAGGCGCGCGCGCTTCGTTTCCATGCCCATCTCTTTTGCTGCTTCGATGACGGTCATGCCCTTGTCTGCCAGGGCCTTGAGGCGCGGTGCCAGCTTGTCGCGCTCGGCGCGCAGCTTGGCGGCGTGGGCGCTGCCGAACATCAGCTCACGTTCACCACTGACACCTGGTGCAACCTGCTCGACCTTTTTGCCGGCGCCGAAGAACGCATCCAGCTGCTGATTGAGGTTGTCGATCAGTTGGTCCCGCGGGTGTGGGAGTGGGAGGCCGATCACTGTTCACCCCCTACCGGCCGGTTGGCCTTTTCCTCGAGCTGCATCGCCATGTCGAGCGCGGCCTTGTAGGTCCAGCGAAACGCCTTGGTCTTGCCGGTGGACAGGTCCACAACATGGAAGGCCTTGCCGACCGTCTTCACCTGGAAGCGCACCTTTTTCTCCGGCATCACCAGGCCGGCGAGGCGGGCGAACGTCTCGCGCGCTGCCTGGGTGCGAATCATCAGTACGCGCAGAACATCGACGCGCTGTTGCATCAGTGGGTGCATTTGCATGGCTGATCCCTCGGTGGTGGTGTTGCGTTCATTCGTCAGCACTCGGCGCCGCCTGCTGGTTGCCGTTGGGCGCAGGGGAGAGTGCTGACGCAATAAACGCTGGACAAAAGAAAGCCCGGTAGCACCCGGGCTTTCGTCTTCACGTAGACCTCCCTACGTGAAGGGGGTGAAAGTGCCTCCGCTAGGAGGGCTTTGGTCATGGTCTATTTCATAGCGATCCCCCTCACTGTCGCGCCGTTGGCATCTTGGCGGGCGCTCGCCTTTGCATTTAAAAAGTTCAGCTACTCTCAAAAGTCCAACAACAACTTTGGTCGTGACTAATGAGCGATGAAATTGCGGAACCTAAGTGCCCCTCGTGCGATGTCCGAGGCCTAGATAAAATTGTGAGCCACGATAGCGAGCAGCAACATGGCAGCGGCGATGCTTGGTTTCAAATCGCAAGCTGTGCATCTTGTGGTCATGTCTATGGCGTCTTCGCCAAGATCACCAACAAAATAATCCCCAAAATTCCAGGCTATTAACCTGTCAGCAATCGCTCTTCGGTTGTCATCCCAAGCAGCCCTCTTTCGAAGGCTGCTCAGCGATGCCCTGCCGTTGTTTAAGCGATAAAAACACCATCGTTCGATTCCCCAACTGGACCTTGAGGATTCGGACCGTCTGCCTGTCCTACGATGATTTCCCGCCGCATGGCCTCGGCCACCGCCGCCGACTGGCGCTGAACGCCCAGCTTGAACATGGCGTTGGATATCCGCTTCGCGACCGTGCCTGGCTCTACGTCGTGGGAGCGTGCGATCTGTTTGGCTGTGAGGCCCTGGGCGACTAAAAGCAAAAACTGAAGTTCTCTGCGAGCAAGCCCACGGCCGAGATGGCCGATCCATGTGCCGCTCTTGATGATTGATTCCATGCTGGTGTGCCTCTCGGTTGATTTCCCAATGCGCCCGGCCAACCAGGCGCATCAGTGAAACTTTCCGTGTCCCTTCGGCGCTGCTGGCGCGGTACGGGCTCATTCAAGTTGTTCCTCCAGCCGCGGGCCTTTCGGCTTGTTGTCCCGCTGGATAACTGCTTTCGGCGCTTTACGCTGCACGCCCGGGTCAGTTGCCAACCCTCTGAACCGTTCAGGCCGGTTCATCGCTGCCTTCCATCTGGCCGGTTGTTATCCGGCGATGGACAAAATATAGGGCAGCCTTTATTTTGAGTCAACAGGTATGCCTTTATTTTTTCTTTTGGGCAAAAAAAATCCCGCGATTTGCGGGATTCATTACAGGTAGAGCCTGATTTACCAGAGGGCTGAAGACCAGAACACCCGGCCGAGAACAGCGATTTCCTTCTCGAGCATATCTTGCGGTGTGTACTCTTCGTCTGGATGCTCGTCGCGGTTGAAGCTTCGCATACGGATACCGCCGCCAGGCAATCGATACAGAGTCTTCACGCGGAGCTGTCCGCCGTGATCCAGGGCATACATCTTGCCGTCTGTGATGGTGGTAGTACCCCGATCCACGCCGACGGTGCTTCCATCAGGAAGCACGGGTTCCATGCTGTTACCAGAAACCGTAACGCAAACGGCCTCAGATGGCTGTACACCCTGGCGGCGTAGAGTCATTTTCCCGAACCGAAGCTTCTGCCTTGGCGATTCGTGAACTGCCGTAATTCCAGCGCCTGCTGATAACTCGACTTCCTTGAGAAACGGCACATAGACCTCGTCATCATCCAGCGGGGTCTCATCGTCCCATACGTCGAAAGACCCGATTAACACGGCGTTTGATTCGACTGTAGAAGGGCGCTGATTGCCTTCCGGCGAACCAGTCCCTTCTGAAAGCCACACGGGGTCTACGCCGCATATCTGAGCCAGCCTTATCAGGTGTCCAGAGGTGCGAGTAAGCCCTCGCTCTATCTCCGAGATGGACGCCTGTTTTATGCCTGCGCGATCAGCGAGTTCAACCTGGGTGAGCCCAGCGCCTTTTCGTGCTTGTTTCAATCTGTCTTTGAGTTCCATGCCCGCCAATTTATAGGCCAACCTTTGCAGTTGCAAAAAGGTATCCCTTTCCATAAAATAAAGGCATCCCTTTATATGGGCGGAGATTCGATGAACAACACTTTCAAAAAACTTGTAGAGCACTTCGGCTCCCAAGCAGCAACCGCAGCCGCCCTTGATGTGAAACAGGGGACTGTAAGCGGCTGGGTCAGGGGGCTTCACGGCTGTTCCGCCGAGGCCGCCTTGAAGGCGGAGATCGTGACGAAAGGAAAATTTCTTGCGCGTGATCTGCGACCAGGACTGCCAGAGAACGCTTCCCGACTGTTGAGCTGATTATCCAGCAGCTTGGCTTGCGCTGGCAGTGCTTCGGAAATGCTGGAAATCCATACAGTAAAAAATCGCAGACGAAAAAAAGCCGGTGGCTAGACCGGCTTCTTCAAACAACAAATTTCAGGGGCCAGTATGAACACGAACGTCACCCCCGGCAATACCCCGAATCCTGCGATACGTTTTGCTCAATCTCAAAACGTGTCGCGACACATGTCGTCGCGCGAGATCGCCGAACTGATCGGCAGCTCTCACGACAACGTGCTGAAAACCATCCGTGCGTTGGTTGCGAAGGGTGTCGTTTCTTCAAACGACACCCCCTACGTGCACCCACAGAACGGGCAGGTTTACCGCGAGTTCCTGCTGTCACAGCGCGACACGTTGGTTGTTGTGTCCGGTTACAGCGTCGAGCTGCGTGCCCGGATCATTGATCGTTGGCAAGAGCTGGAAGCCCAAGCGGGCCAGTTCCAGATCCCGGCCACCTACGCCGAGGCGCTGCAGGCTGCAGCTGATCAAGCGAAGGACAACCAAACCCTGCGCCTGGTCATACTCGATCAGGCGCCGAAGGTTGCGGCCATCAACCGTCTGGCAGCTGCGGGCGGCGCGATCTGCATCACCGACGCCGCGAAGCACTTGCAGCTGAAACCTTCGAAACTCTTCGCCTGGATGCAGCAGAACCGGTGGATCTTTCGCCGCCAAGGCTCCGGCCGCTGGACTGCCTACCAACCACGCATCACCTCCGGGCTCATGGTCCACAAAGTCACTGCTCTCAAGCCTGACTCAGAAACCGGTGCCGATCGTGCCGCTTTCGATCCTCTCGTTACCCCAAAGGGCCTTGCCCGTTTGGCCGAATTGAATATCGGAGCCTCGCTGTGAGCGTTCAAGCAATGTCATGGGCGCTGTCTTTGCCCACGCAAGTTCTCAAGGATGCCAGTGCCCGGCACGTGCTGCTGTGCTTGGCCAACTATGCCGGATCGAATGGCGCTGGCGCGTTCCCGTCGGCTACCACCCTGGCTCAGGACACCGGCCTCTCCGAGCGCACCGTGCGCTACAAGCTGGATGACTTGGAAAATTCCGGACTGATCCAGAAGGGCAACCAGGCGATCGCCGCTGTTCACATTGATCGCCACGACCGTCGCCCAGTCGTTTACGACCTTCAACTATCGCGGGGTGCAAATGCTGCACCCCGTACAGAACGGGGTGCAGATGAAGGCACGGGGTGCAATCCACAACAGAACGGGGTGCAACCTACGACAGAACGGGGTGCAGCGGCTGCACCCAATCCGTCACTTAACCATCAATTAACCGAAGAGCAGCTGCAGCAGCGCGAGATTGATGCCGCTCTTGCCGAACAGAACAGCGCCGCCATCGAGCCGCAGGATGATCGCCAACGCTTCGCCATGTTCGCCACCTGGGTCCCGAACGAGAAGGGGCTTTCGGATCAAATCGCCATCGCCGGGCTTCCTGCTGACGCGGTTCCTGAAGCGGCGATTCGGGCGTTCATGGGGTTCTTCGTCGCCAAGCCAGCGACTGTTGATACCTCGGCCGGCTGGTGCTACCGGCTGGTTCAGTGGGTCAAGCGCGAACGCGTCAAGGCTTCGGGGCAAGGCAAGGCGCCTGACTTCGATAGCACCAGTTGGGCTGAAAACCTAGGAGACTTGTAATGGGCGTTCCTGCGAAAAAAACGACCCTCAAAAGCGCCAATACGTTGCTGAAGACCATGGGCAACCTGCCGCCGGTTATCCCATCCGTCCCAACCCAGTTGCCTCCCGGCACCACCGAAGTCGTCAATGCTCTGTTCAAGGAGTTGAAGGCCATCTTTCCAGCATGGCGCCAGGCTTGGCCAGACGATGAGACCCTGGACGCCGCGAAGCGCAGCTGGATCAAGGCTTTCATGGCCGAGGGAATCAATCGGCTCGAGCAGATCCGGTATGGCATCCAAAACTGCCGAAAGCTCGGCGGAGATTTTGCGCCGAGCGTTGGCAAATTCATCAAGTGGTGTCAGCCAACTCCAGAAATGTTGGGTATTCCCACCCACGATAGGGCGTTTCGTGAGGCGCTGGAGAACTCACATCCGAGTCGGGCGGATTCGCGTACTTGGTCACACCCGGCGGTTCGGCACGCCGCGCTGCAGTGCGAGCTTCACAACCTCGCGGACCAGGCCTCTGAGAAGGCGAGCGAAATCTTCGACCGAGCCTACGACATCACCATTCGCATGCTGGTGCAGGGTCAAGATCTCGACGACATCGCGATCGGTATCGGCCACGACAGCCAGAAATCTGAGATGGAGTACGCGGTGGAAGAGGGAGAGCGCTTCGTTCACGCAACGATCAGTCGTCAAGGAGTTTCGACCGATGGCAAGACCGCGCGTGAGCAGCTGCTGCGCCGGTTTGGCCTCACGCCATCTCCGCGCGTTGTTGGAGGTGCCCAGCATGGCTGATCGCCGCCTGGCTGTTCCTGAGATCGAGACCTACCGCTGGGCCGTGTTCTGCTGCTCTTTCAAGGTTGATTTGAGCTCGCCCCCTGATCACGCGTTGGCTCTGTTCGCCGATGAGGCGATGGCCAAGCGTTATGGGGCCTGGATGTGGCCGGGCACCTACGAAGTCGTCAACGTCGTCACGGGGAAGCCGGTATGCGAGTGAGTTCGAAGAAGTTGCGAAACTCGGCCCGAGGCCAGGACTGCACCGTCCGTATGCCGGGCACCTGCAATCACAATCCGGAAACTACCGTTCTCGCGCACCTGCCGTGCGGACAGAAGGGCATGGGCATGAAGGGCTTCGACACCGTCGCGGTGTACGCCTGCACCGCCTGCCATGACGTCATCGACGGCCGTGCCGCCGGCGAGGTCGATTGGTCTGACATGCCGCGCGCCATTGCCGAAACCCATGAAGGCCTGATCCGGGCCGGAATTCTCACTGTGAAGGGGGTCGCATGATCGCTTATCTGGAAAGCATTCTGGTGCAGCTGTACATCGGCGGCATGCTCGTCGCGTCCGGTGGCTGCCTCTGGGGTATACGCCGGCTCGCCCGGCGTGCACGCGTCGTTCGGGGTGAGCGCGGATGAAGCCATTCACACCAAGGCTGTTCAAGCAGAAAGCAGCCAGAGCGCCACAAGTTGACCGGGAAGGGCAGGAACAGGCCACGCTGATGCGTGAGCTTGAGCTGTGCTACCCGGTCGTGTTTGATCTGATCTACCACGTCCCGAACGGTGGGCACCGGGTGAAGGCTGTCGCGGCCAAGCTCAAAGCCCAGGGCGTGAAGGCCGGAATTCCCGACTTGGTGCTGAGCATGGCGCGCGGCGGTTACTTCGGTCTGTACATCGAGTTCAAGGCCACTCCGCCGAACGATTCTGCTGTGTCGGCCAGCCAGCAAGAGCGCCTGCGCAAATTGAACGAGCAGGGCTATCTGGCCATCGTCTGCCGCGGCCGCTTCGACGCGATGGAGCAGATTCGGGCCTACCTTCGGCTCGCTCCCACAGTGGTGGCCGCATGATCGAGCCAATGAAGATGACTCCTTGTCCTTTCTGCGAAGGCCCGCCCTGCGTCACAGCCAAGGATTACTTAACCGGCGTTCTGGTGGACGAGGACCATCGCTGCGACCCGGATGCGGAAGAATGGCCAGACTTTGAGGCGCACGTTTGGTGTCACGAATGTGGCGCTACTGGGCCGGTGGTCGATTCCGTGAGCCTTGGGATGGAAGAGCCATTGCGCGGGTTCGAAGTCACCGACGTCATGCGCATCGCGGTAGAGCGTTGGAACGATCGACATAATCGCGTGCGGAGTGCATACGACCATGCCGATCGCAACGGGCTGAACCTTTTCCCGAGGCCGCCGGTATGAGCACCGCAGCGGTGAAGATCACCGAAGCCGAGATCAAGCGCCAGGCCGCCGGCACCGTGCAGGACGTGCGGGACCTCGAAAATAAAGGCCTGTACCTGCGCTTCAATAAGGCCCGCACCGGTGGCTCGTGGTACCTGGTGCTGAAAGGCGCGTGGAACCAGATCGGCACCTTCCCCGAGCTGACCCACAAGCAGGTCGTCGCGGCGTTGCCGTCGATTCGCCTGCGTCTGGCCGCCGGCGAAGGCGCGAGCTTGTCGAAGTGGGTCACCGTGGGCGAGCTGCTGGAGTGGTTCGCGGATCGCATGTCGCGCGATCGCAATCTGTCGACCAAGCGCAAGAATACCGGCGCCTCGATCATAAAGTGCCACCTGAAGCCGCGCCTCGGCGAACTGCCGCTGATCGGCATCGACAAGGCGGCGCTCGACACCTTGCTGATGTGGCCGCTGCAGGAGGCGGTTTCCATCGACTACGTGCGGTCGGCGTTCCAACTGCTGGCCCTGGCATTCCGGCAGGCGGCCAAGCTGGGGATGATCACGTCCAACCCGATGGCGGCGATCCGGTTCAACGACTTCTCCAAGGCAAAGGTCGGCATCAAGCCGTCCCGGCTGCGCGGCGTTCAATTGGAAGGCCTGTTGAAGCGGCTGGCAGAAGCCTTCGTTTCGGCCCCCGCTGACGCCATGTTGGCTTTGCTCCAGCTTTGCCACGGTACGCGCATTGGCGAGAGTCGTCTGACCGAGTGGCCGCACATCAGCCTGGCCGAGCGCGAATGGTTCATTCCCGGCAATCACACGAAGACCGGTGTCGAGCATCACCTACCTCTGACCGAGCAGGTGTGCGCAATCCTGATCCGCTACCGGGAATGGCAGTACGCGAACGGCTACACCGGCCAGTACGTATTCCCGGCACGCCACGGCAAGCCAATCAGCGAAGGCCAGGCCAGCGCCGTGTACACACGGTTGGGGCAGGGCGAGTGGACGAGTCACGACCTGCGCAAAGTGGCCCGCACCGGCTGGGCAGACCTTGGTGTTGATCACCTGATCGGCGAGCTGCTGATCAATCACGCGATGGGCCACAACGTGAAGGTGTACATCCAGTCGGACGTGATGAGCCGCAAGCGTGATGCCCTCGAGCAGTGGCACGCACATCTAGATCAGAAAGGGTTTGCAGCGATTCACGGATTGACCGGCTTTAGATTTGAAGATTCTGGTAATCCGCTGCAAGCCACAGACCATAAGGCCTGCAAGGCCACTCAAGAAACAACCATAGGCGAGGTTTAAAAATGGATAAAAGAACACACGGCCCCGCCTTTGTGCGCCGCCTGATCCCGCTCACCGACTGCCCATCCTGTGCCGGGAAGGGGTTGGTCAAGGGCGTTTTTCATCAACTCGACTGCATCGGTTGCCACGCTTCCGGCCTGGTGCACGCCGAAACCCTGGAGCCGCTGCCAGTGGATGAGTTGATCGTTCAGCTCGGCATGCTGATTCGCCAAGAGCGGCACATTGCAACGTTGCCACCGGCGATTGACGGGGTTGTTGCCCAGTATCAAGACGTCAACCGTCGCGGGCCGGGCGGCTCGTCTTATAAAGGGGATTGAGCATGGCCTTCACACCAACATTTAAAGAGCGCACCGCCGAGGATTTGCTTGAGCATTGGGGCCGCTGGGTCGTGCTGGGATCTGGCGTTTCCTGCTGTGCTTCCCGCGAAAACACGATCCTCTCGCCGATGATTACTGATGACGACGCGTTGTTGATTGACGGGTTGATGGGTCGCCTGCTGAAGCGCTACCCGGAATGCGGCCAGGTGCTGATGCGCTACTACACCAGCCGGGACACGTCGCTGATGGAAGTCGGCAAGAAAATGAAGTTCGGCGAAGAGAAGACGAGGCAGCTCTGGAAGGCCGGAGTCGCGTGGATTGATGGCGCGCTCGATATTCGTCGTCAAGCCGCTTGACAGGCCCGGGGTCTGGCTATAGATTTCAGTTACTTTGCGGTTTTTCCGCGTGCAAAGCCCGTCTCCTAGATGGGCTTTTTGCTTTCTGTTATGCGGGTGAATGCGCAGGCTGATGCGCTAGGGATTCGTACTCCTGAGCCTTATGCCGGAGATCAGCACCGGTCATCTGCACCCATACCAAGCCTCGGCATTTGCCGGGGCTTTTTCGTTTTCGGCTCCACCACACCCATTGCTCCGAGCTGGGAGTGCTGTTGGAGCTGACTTATTTCGCACGGTACCGCCAATGACTGAAGTCTCGCGCATTGCAGACAGCACCACATTCAAGGTCGCTGTCCCGATACTGCAAACGATCCTGTCGGCTGGTGCCATTGGGGCGTTTGTTTATGTCGTTGGCTCACTTGGATCGCTTCAAGTGCAGCTCGCCGCCTACCAAACCAATCAGGCCCTGATCGGTCAGCGGGTTGACTCGTTGGAGCGATCGAGGGAGTCGACCGACAAGCTCGTCGACTCCCTTCGCATCAGCACCCAGCGTCAGGAGTTCAAAATCGACCAGGTTGGGGAGAGCTTGAAGGCCCTCGTCCAAACAGGTAGACCCAAGTGAATCGCCTGCTGATCGTCCTCATTCTGCTCACAGGCTGTGCGCACAAGGAAGCGATCCGCGAACCCCTGAAGGTTCAACGCACAACCGTGTATCGATACGTCAGCGAACAATGCCAGCCAGGCCAAGACGAGCGCCTACGTGAGGCCCTGAAAAGTGCCAAAGAGTGGAGGCGCTATGCCGAAAGCCTCGAAAAACTGCCAGAAGCGAAGTCGACCCATGAAATTAATCCCTGAATGGCGAAAGTTCTGGCGCATGACCAGTGTGCAGTTGGCAATCGCAGGCGCTGTGCTGAATGCCGCTGCGGCCGGTTGGTCTGTGTTTCAAGGCGCGGTTGATCCTCTGGTTTTCGCCGTGGTTAATATGGCTTTGAGTATCGCCGTCGCTGTGGCCAGAGTGGTTCAGCAGTCAAAGCTGCATCAGCCAAGTGATGATCCTGCTCAGCCAAAATAGGTGAAGAGCAATGGTCAAAATCGATGCCAGCACCAATTTGGAAGAGCTGTCGAAAGCGCTGCGCACGTTGGGCGCAAAACAGTTGCCGTTTGCATATGCGCTGATGGCAACTCGGTTGGCAGTGCTGGTGAAGAAGGGTGAGCTTTCGGTAATGCGGCAGCGCCTGGATCAGCCAACTGCAACCACTATGAACAGCCTCTATGTCCAGGTCGCCAAGAAGGGTAAGCCCGAGGCGCGAACCTTCTTCAAGGACGCGTGGACATCGGGCGTGCCTGCTGACACCTACCTTCAGCAGGTAGTGAAGGGTGGCCGCCGGCCACACAAACGATTCGAGAAAGCGCTGATCGCTAAAGGACTCATGAAGCCAGGTCAGTACGCAATACCGGCACCTTCAGCGCTCAACCAGTTCGGCAACGTCCCGCGCGGCACGATCATGAAGATCCTGTCAGGTCTTGGTGCTGCCGAGACGGTCAGCGGTGTGCAGGCCAATGCCACCGGCAGCAAACGAAGCAAGCGCAAGGGCAACGCCGATAAGTATTTCGCAGGCGATGTCGATGGCACACAGGGTATCTGGGAGAAGAGGAAGACAGCATTCGGTGATGCCGTTCGGCCCGTCTTTGTCTTCAGTGACAGCGAGCCCGGCTATCGAGTGATCATTCCGTTCTACAAGATCGCAGACAACATCGTGAAGGCGAACCGAGAGCGAGAGTTCGCCAGCGCGATGGATCAGGCGCTGTCGTCAGCCCGGGGCTGACGGGCATGGCGGTGGGGCACCCCCCTTTGGGTCCTTCCCGGGACCCCAGCCCCTTGCGGGTAATTCGGTCCCCGCCCACCAAATATGTATGACCTTTTTTCAGGGGTTGGTTGTTGTTTAATCATGGCCAAAAACGAAACAACCAAACAGCGCGGCTGGTTGAACAAATCCGAGATGGCTTCAAGCCTGGGGATTTCGCCGCAAGCCTTTGACAAATGGGGAGTTGCGCCTGTCGCACGCATTGGTCGAGAGGCGTTCTACACCGTGCAGAACGTGGTCGAAAACCGCGTTGAACACGCGCAACGGAAACAGCAACCAGCGGGTGAGGGAACCGAAGGTCTCGATCCGCTGATCGAGTACAAGCTGCTCGAGGAGCGCCGCGGGTTGACCGCCGCCCAACGCATCGCCCAGGAGAAGAAGAACCAGGTGCTGGACAAGCAGCTGGTCCCGGTCCCATTCGCAACATTCGCCCTTGCCAAAATCGCCGCACAAATCGGCTCGAAACTGGACACCGTCGGCAAGACCGTCACTCGGCGTCACCCGGAGGTTGACCCTCGGATCATCGAGTCGGTCGAGCGAGAGATCGCGCTCGCTCGAAACATTGCCGCCAGCTTTGGCGAGCAACTTCCGGAATTATTAGATGAGTACGTTGAGTCCATGGCTGAATGACCTTCGCAAGTCGATCAAGCTAGGACTTCAGGCGCTCTATAAAGAACCACCGCAGACGGCGGTTGAATGGGCTGACGCAAACTTCTACATGTCGGCCGAGTCCTCGTATAACGAGGGCAAGTGGACGACGGAGCCGTTTCAGGTTGCGATCCTGAACAGCATGGGCAACGACCTGATCAACGTCGTCAACTTCATCAAGTCGGCGCGGATTGGATACACCAAGCTGTTGATGGCGAACATCGGCTACAAGATCCAGCACAAGCGCCGCAACGTCATGATGTGGAGCCCGACTGACCCGGACGCCGAGGACATCAGCAAGAGTCACGTCAACGGCATGATCCGTGACGTACCGGTGCTCGGTGACCTGGCACCGTGGTTCGGGAAAAAGCACAGCGATAACACGCTGGACCAGAAAATCTTCGCCAACCGCCGGACGCTGTGGATCCGCGGCGGCAAGGCTTCGCGGAACTACCGCGAGAAATCTGCCGACGAGGTGATCTACGACGAGCTGTCGAACTTCGACGAAAGCGTTGAAGGTGAGGGCGCGCCGATCACCCTGGGTGACAAACGACTGAATGGTGCGATCTATCCGAAGTCGATTCGCGGTTCGACGCCGAAGCGAGCTGGCTCCTGCCAGATCACCAAAGCCGTCGAAGAGTCGCCGTACCTGCTCAAGTTTCACATCGACTGCCCGCACTGCAGGCAGGAGCAGACACTGAAGTGGGGCGGCAAGGACTGCAACTTCGGACTGAAGTGGGAAAAGAACGCGCTCGGTGAGGCCGAGAAAGCCTGGTACGTGTGCGAGCACGCCGCCTGCATCATCTGGCACAACGAGATGGTCGAGGCCTCCAAGACTGGCCGGTGGATATGCGACCACACCGGCATCTGGACTCGCGATGGCATGGACTGGTTTGGTGCTGACGATGAAATCATCCGCACGCCACGCTCGGTCAGCTACAGCATCTGGGCGATCTACAGCACCTGGAGTACCTGGCTTAGCTTGGTGGAAGAATGGCTGAAGATCAAAGGCGACGTCTCGAAGCTTATCACCTTCATCAACACCACCCGCGGTGAAACGTGGGACGACGACCAAGGCGAAAAGCTCGACCACGAGGTTCTGTACGGGCGGCGTGAGGTTTACCCACAGGTCCCGGCCCTTGGCCTGGTTCTGGTCGGCGGCATCGATACCCAAGATGACCGCTTCGAGGGTCGTGTCTGGGCGTTCGGTCCGGGCGAGGAAGCCTGGCTGGTTCACCGGTTCATCCTGATGGGCGACCCGGCGAGCGAAGAGTTGCGGCGCAAGGTTGGTCTCGAACTGCACCGCCAGTTCACCCGTGTCGACGGCACCATCATGAAGGTTGAGCGCTGGACATGGGACGCAGGCGGTCACTACGCCGACGAGGTCTACGCAGAGAGCCGAAAGCACGGCGTTCACTGGGTCGTCCCCATCCGCGGTGCGACCGTGTACGGCAAGCCGATCGCGAACTTTCCGCGCACGAAGAACAAGGTGCACAAGGTCTTCCTCACTGAGGTCGGTACCGACAACGCCAAAGAGTTGCTGTACAGCCGGATGGGCTTGCCCATCGATACGGCTGCATCCCAGGCCGGAACATCTCAGCCCGGGGTGGTTCACCTTCCGGCCAATGACGCGCTCTGCGACGAGTCGGAAGTCAAGCAACTCACCTCTGAAAAGAAAAAAGCAGCCATCTCCAAAGGCAAGCGAGTCATGCGCTGGGACAGCGGCGGACGCCGAAACGAGGCGCTCGACTGCTTCGTGTACGCGCTCGCCGCACTGCGCATCTGCCAGCAGCGGTTCGGGCTCGACCTCGATCTGTTGGTTGCTGCTGTAACTGGCGGCAATGAACCGGACGTAGAAGAACGGCCGCGGAAGAAATCCTCTCACTGGAATAAAAACTGATGGCCTACACGATCGAGCAATACAACGCCCTGCAGGCGGCCATCGCCGAAGGGGCGTTGTCGGTACGATATGCCGACAAGAGCGTCGCCTACCGATCACTCGACGAGATGATGCGAATCCTCAAGCTGATGGCCACCGAGCTTGGGCTC